GCGCACTAGACTTGATTCGTGACGGTAAGCAGGCAACACGACCATTCTTTGGACGATTGAACATGTTTATCTATGATCCAAAGTTCAAGAAGACGCTTCCATACTATGACACGTTTCCACTCGTTCTTCCTATCGAAAACTATCCAGATGGATTTCTAGGCATCAATCTACACTACTTACCAATTCCTCTTAGAATTAGACTACTGGACAGACTTGTAGACTTCTCAAACAATACAAAGTTCGATGAGTCAACTGAACTAAATGTTGACTACCAAAAACTAAAGAATGTACGGTTAATTCGTCCAACCATTCACAAATATCTTGCGGGACAAGTTAAGTCACGGTTTCGTAGAATTGATGCAGACGAGTTTACGATTGCGACACTACTACCCGTGCAGAGGTTCAAGAAGGCATCTGCATCAGCGGTATGGAAAGAATCTAGGAGCATGATCTAATGGCCGTAGGACAGAACTTTTTCGAAGGAACCGCAATCGGTGTCCTTAACGATATTCTATCTGCATTTCATTCTAACGAAGGATATGCATCACCAAACCGATATGAGGTGAATATATTTGGACCAAGAGGAAGACAACTTGGTGGTGCATCACAGTTGCAGAATCCAAACCTTGGTAACGAGTCAACTTTGAATGTAAGAGACATTCAACTCCGTTGTGAGTCTGTAACTCTGCCCGGCATCAATCTAGCAACTGCACAGGATACAAATATCTATGGACCAACAAGGGATATCGTAGAAGGTGTGACGTATGCAGAAGAAGTGTCAATGACCTTTGCAGCCAGTTCAGATTTAGAAGAGAGAGTATTCTTTGAGAGATGGCAGAAGAACGCATACAATCCACAGACATGGAACATTGGGTACTACAATGACTATGTTGGTGCAGTTGAAATCTACCTTCTCGACAAACAGGACCAAAGAAGGTATGGAGTAAAATTGTGGGATGCATTTCCCAAGAACATTAACGGCACCGATTTAAGTTACAGTTCCCAGAATGAAAACATAAAGATTACAGTGGGAATGTCCTTTCGATACTGGACACCACTAGATATCAATGAACAAGGTCCAAGCACAATTGATAGAATTATCGACACAGTTGCAGATGGCGTTCAAAGACAGATACTAAGTAATATACCGAAAGTGCTTCGGAGACTATAAAGGATGAAATATTATGGCATTACCCAAACTACAAATTCCAGAGTATGAACTGGTTGTACCGTCAACACAGGAGAAGGTTAAGTATAGACCATTTCTCGTAAAGGAAGAAAAAATTCTACTCCTTGCAATGGAGAGTGAGGATGACCGGCAGATAAATGACGCACTCACCAATATTGTTAGTGAGTGTACATTTGGTGCTGTTGATGGAAGAACAGCTCCAGTTTTTGATATGGAATATGTTTTTCTTCAAGTTAGAGGGAAGTCTGTAGGTGAAACTGTCGAGTTAAATCTCACTTGCCCAGATGATGGTAAAACGAAAGTTACTGTGAAAGTTGACCTGTCTGAAGTTTCAGTGCAGATGAGTGTTGACCACACAACAGAGATTGAACTGGCAGACGATATAAAACTTGTTATGGGATATCCTACACTATTCAGTACGCAAAAGTCTGATGATGATTCTGATACGGAGATGGTGTTTAAGTTGATGCAGGGATGTATTTCAGAGATTCATTTTGGTGAGGATGTGTATAAGAGAATTGATATTAGTGACAAAGAACTGGATGAGTTCTTTGGGAGTTTGACATCAGATATGTTGGCAAAGGTTCAAGAGTTTTTTGAGACTATGCCAAAACTAAGGCATATCATTGATGTTAAAAATCCAAAGACTAAAAAGAAGAATGAGGTGATGCTTGAGGGACTTGGTGATTTTTTTACATAACCATGGCGCATATATCAGTTAAACTGTATTATGAGTTAAACTGGAATATGATGTTTCATCATCACTTTGGTTTGACAGAGATAGAAAATATGATGCCGTGGGAAAGAGAAATTTATATTGGTTTGACTATGAACCATATTAGAGAAGAAAACGAAAGAATAGAACAAGAGCAGAGGAAGTCACATGGCTGATGAAAGTGCAAAAGAGTTTAGTGCTGCGGTAAGGGCATTCGAAAAGGCATCAAACGAGTTAAGTCAGAACACAGGCAAAGAGATTGGTAAGATTGTCGGCAAAGACTTACTGAAAGTCACTGACCCATTCGTAAAATCATTTAATCAGATTCCCGGCGTTCAGACATTGGGTAATGTTGGTAAGACATTATTCAATAAAGGATTTGCTACACTCAAAGACAAGAGAGAGAAAAAATTACTTGCAGACCGTCTTGGACTCACGAAAAAAGAGTTCAAACTTCAAGAACAAGCGAAAAAGTCTAATGATGCATTTAAAGCAATGAATGAAAAAATGATGACTGCCGCAAACAACCTGTTAGGTCTTGATCCCAGTTATCTTGAAAAAATGAATGAAAGAGATGAGCAGGGACGATTTAGGTCAACAAAAGAAATGGTTGCTGCAATTGATGCAAACAGAGAGTCATTGTTGGCAGAGGCGAGACAGAATAATATTCTCAATGAAGGCCGTCTAAACATGGCAAAGAAGGCACAAGGAAATCGTGCAAAACAAGAGGAAGCAGAGGCAGAGCAGGCAGCAAGTGAAAAGAAAAATAGATCACTCCTTGAGAGTATGGTAGATGGTATAACCACACTAAACAAAAGTTTCTTAGCAGGACTAAAAGACAAAGGTAAGTTTGCCCTCGCAGGACTTGCTGCACTTATCGCTGCACCTGTTGTCGCACTTGTTTCATTCTTCAAACAATTGGCAGTTGAGTTCAAATTTTTGGCAAAACTCACAAAGGTTGGTGCGATAGGAAAAATCTTTGCACCTCTGACAAACTTGTTTAAGGGGTTAACAGCAGCATTTAAAGGAACTACATTTGGTGCGTTAGCAATAGATAAAGTAAAGAATGTTATAACATCTATCAAAAACTTCCTTGCACCAGTTGGTAAATTTTTCAGCACTATTTTTGGTTTGGGAAAAAAACTTGTTGATGGAGCCAAAACTGCAAGCGGTATTCTTAAATTTGCATCTGGTCTTGGTAAAGTTTTGGGTAAAATCTTTCTACCTATAACAATTCTTATGTCTGCGTTTGACTTTGTTACAGGGTTCATGGAAGGTTACAAAAAGGACGGTATCATTGGTGGACTAAGAGATGGCGTATCAAAACTCTTTGCAAATCTAATTGGTGCGCCTCTGAACATGTTAAAAGATGCTGCTGCATGGGTTCTGAAACAATTTGGATTTAATGAATCAGCAGAAGCAGTGAAAAAGTTTGATTTCAAGAAAATTATTACTGACATCATCTCATGGCCATTTAATCAGTTAATGAAGATTGTTGATATGGTGAAAAACTTTGATTTTAAGTCTCTTCTTCCAGATACTTTTATAACAAGAAAACTTGGATTGGTGGGAGATGAAAATAAAACACCAGAACAAAAAGCAAAAGAAGAGGCAGAAGCTGCAGCAAAAGCAAAAGCTGAAGCAGAAAAAAAGGCACGACAGAGAAGAATAAATGAACTGAGTAGAGATGTAAGTCGCGGTGAAATGGGTATTAGGTCATTAAGACAAGATGCTAGCACACAAAATAAAGGTGGTTTTTTGTCGCGTAAAGAATCAGATGAAGAACATAAGAGAGACATAGCAAAATACCAAACAGCACAAAAAGAACTCGATGCGAGGAAAGCAGAACTTGCTGCACTTAGAGCTGCTGGCGGCGGAACTAATGTAAACGCATCAACAACTGTTAATGATGCAAGACAAAGCAAAACCACCAATGTAACTGGTGCGCCAATAGTTGATACAACTGCTGCGGGTGCGATTGCCAGTGCCAAATAAAATAAAGGGGGGAATGTGGTTCCCCCCTTTACTCAGTTACTCGTTTGCGAGTTTTTCGAAATAAGACATTGAGTCTTCACCATCATCTGACACAGTAGGTGCTGGTGCATCCTTAAAGAAGTCTGGTGCAGGTGCAGTATCAATCTTGGGTTCTGCAACTGGTGCATCTTCCATAACATCTACTGCACTACCAACCGTTACTGTACCGGCAAGAACTGCATCCAGCCGTGACTTAAGTTCGTCATAGGACTTGAAATTAGAAGCAGAAGTAAACTCTGATAGAGGATACTGCATCTTCCATGTTTCCTCAAGCTTGTCATCATCATCAAACAAAGCAGACGGTGCTTCAAACTCAGACTTGTCATAGTTCCAGTAACCATCAACCTTACGAAGCTTCAACTTGAAGTTCGCACCTTCCCAGAAATCGAAGGGATTGACAGGTGTTTCATCTTGGAATGCAGGTTGCATTGCCTCCATGCACTTGTCAAAGATTTTCTTACCGAAACGATAAAGCATAACCTTACCCTCGTTCTGAGGATTCGCAGGGTCTTGCACAACATAGATGTTGGCAAAGTACTGCAACTTACGCTTCTGACGCCGGGCAATCTCCTTGTCCGACTCAACGCCTGAGTTCCAGTATGCAGAGTTCATCTCTGATACAGGATCGTTCTGACCAAGAGTGGTAAGAGAGTTCTCAATATACCACTGACCAGTTGGACCTTGGAACGCATGGTTCCAGACTTTTGCCCAAGGCATATCCTCACCCTCTACTGCGGGTAGGAAACGAATGACAGCATAACCGTTGCCGGTCTTATCCATCGTAGGTTTCCAGAGGCGATCATCCTGATAGGACTTCTTCTCTTGGGGGGCGTTTTCTGCTTGTACTGCACCGAGCAGTTTGTCCAATGAATTGGACTTCTTGAGTGTACTTAACGACATATGTATTCTCCTTATGTAAATATATGTTTCGTATGTTAAAGTATATTTAATTTATCACAAAGTTCTGTCTTTGTCAAGTAACTTAGATTATTAAATTTACCATCTTGGCCATTCTGAAAGAAATCTTTCTGACCAATACGGTCTACTGGGTCAACCCAATAGAACTTAATATTCCGAAACTCTGTAAAAACAGTTTGCATCTGGTTAATCCAGTTGACTGAATTAAAACCTTTTGCATCACTTGACAGATAGTTATCTGTCCCTTTATATACATTGTTCAATGGCTCGTCATATGT